TGGCAGGAGTCCTACGACGTTCCGTCCAACTACGTCACGTCGGCGTACATCCGCAATTTGGCGATCGTCACGGGCACAGTGAATCAAGCCACGTTCCGGGGGTTTGCTCCCGGCGAAGTGCTGTTCATCGGTGCCTCCGGAAACCACGAGTGGGACGACCAGCGGGGGAACGGCCCGTGGTCGCTGTCGTTCAAGTTCGTCGCCTCGCCCAACGCGGGGGCGGGTAAGACGCTGCCGGCGATGTCGATCGACGGCATCACGGGAATCGAGAAGGGCGGACACGACTACCTCTGGATTCAGTTCGCCAAGATCGAGGACTCCGCAAAAGCGCAGATGGCCCGCCGGCCGTTCGCCGTCTACGTCGACAAGGTCTACAAGGACGGGGACTTCTCACTGCTCGGGATCGGAGTCGCATGAGCGAAGGACGAATCCAACCCGGTCCGGTGCGAGGGCAACTATCCGCCCGCGCGTGGAACCGCGCCCAGGACGCCGCCGACATCGTCCTCGGGCAGCGTTCCGACGGCATGGCTGCCGGACCGTCCGACGGCCCTAAGCCCTACACGCCGATCCTGGCAAAGAACAACACGACCGGCACCGTCAACCGCTGGGGCGTCCTCTCCGTCGCCGGCGTCGTCTTCACGCCGAGCGGCGCGACCGGCAACGCCACGCAGCAATTTCAGGATCAGCCGGTCCTATCCGGCGGTCTACCGACTGGCGGCTCGTCGTTCGTGGTCGCGGTCGAGCCGATCGCGGCCGGGAAGATCGGAAGAGTGGCGGTGGCCGGCGTGGTGCAGGCGAAGATCAACGTGGTAGCCGAGTCCGACACGTTCGCCACGGCGAAGGACGGCGACCTGACGCAGTTGACCAGCAGCTCAAGTGGGGAAGCCACGATTCTGTGGAAAGAATCCGGCACCGGGGCTGGCAAGTGGGCGCTCGTGCGGTTCGGTGCGGCCGGAGCGGCCGGCATCCGGCTCGGGAAGGTAACGGGAACCTGGTCGAAGGGTGCGACGGCGAGCGTGACGCAATGGAAGGGAGACGGCTCGGCGGCAGTCAGCGGGCCAAGCGGGCCGGTGACGTTCACGGCGATCAACCGGGCGCAGACCGTGACGGGTCCGACGGGCGGATTCTGGGTCGGATGCGAGAGCATCGACGGGACGTGGCACCTTGAGTGGTCGGAGTGTGCGTGATGTTGCTTGGCGGCGGATCGAATTGTCAGCAGTGCGGGTGTAAGGGTGCGTGCGAGAAATGCACTCGCACATGCACGAATCCACACACCGGCTCGGCTTTTCAGGAGGTCTATCAGGTCTGGTCGTTCGGCGCGGTCAACGGACTTGCCAGCGACGGCTACCTGACGTTCTCCGGAGATTCGGACGCTGCGGCGGGCGTGATGGTCGGCGACGGCCCGTTCTATCAGCAGATAGGCGGGTCTTTTTACTTGGACAACTCGGCGACCCGCTTCCCATGCGGAGTCACGGTGTCGTTCTGGCGAACGCTCTTTCCAGCTAACGCCACTACCGACACGGCGCTGTCATCGAACACGATCACGGTCACGTGCGTTACAGGTCAGTTCCTGACGGCCGGAGGCGTGCTCCTCAACCCCGGAGAGTCGTACACCTACACCGACATTATCCCGCTCGTCGGACTGTTTGCCGGCGATCCGCACACTTCGGCCGGCACGGTCAGCGGAATTGCAACGTGCAGCGACACGCTGGTGTCGATCCAAGGGCGGATAGCGTGGAGCAACTCGGAGCGGATTCACGGGCTACATGGCATCGTGCGGGAGTGCTATGAGGAGGGGAATCCGTGTGCGACGGCGTGTGATGGAAGCCAACCGCCTTCTACCATCTACCTCGCGATTACCAATGCGGCATACACGGGTGGCGTTGCCGACTTGTCTTGGATGAACGGCACTTACGTCCTTTCCCGTGTTCCGAATTTTTGTTCGTTGTATGAGGGAGTCTTATCAACGGACTGTGCCCTGACTGATCTGTTTGCCGAGCAAGTTGATAACCGACCGCTGACAGCCCGTTACCGAATCGACACGATCAAGATAGCTTGTTCATTCATTGAGCGGATAAGCGGTGTTTGTCAGGCGGCATCTATTGAGATTGTGAACACTGGCACTGCCTGGAACATATGCGGCACCGGCTCTTTGTTTTCTGGCACCGGAGCGACGGTCAGCACGCTTCCGGGCGCTACGGTGCTGGGGACATGCGACTGGGAGGTTACGGCATGAGCCGCTGCGACCTCTCCACCCCAGACGCCACGTGCCCGCGCTGCGGATTCGTCAGCAAGATCCGCGGCGCGATTCGCCAATGCACGGTGCCGGTGCCGGAGACGTGCGGCCCCGGCTGCCAACTCCGCCGAACGCTGTCCTGGTTGGGCGTCCGCGACGACGGCTCCTGCGGGTGCGGTGAGTACGCCGCAAAGATGGACGCATGGGGCCCGGACGGCTGCGAGGCCATGCTGGATGAAATCGTGGCCCACCTCGTCGAGCAGGCCGCGAAGCGCAGCGTGATTCTCGGGGCGATCCCGTCCGCCGTGGTCGTGCCAATCGTTCGCATTGCGATCGACGCCGCCCGGCGGGAAGCCACACCCCCGCCGGGGTGACAGCCCGGCCCGTCAGCATGGCCGCACGGAGGCGAGCATGGCGAGACGATCGGCCACGGTGCATATCGGAGACCGGCAGTGGCGGATTCGCGTCTGCCGCGTCCCGCGAGACCGTCACGGCGACTGCAATACCGAGACGGGCGTGATCCGCGTTTCGGACAAGGTCGCCGGGTTCGATTTCGTCAACGTGCTCCTGCACGAACTGATTCACGCCCGGTGGTGGTGTCTTGACGAGGGCGAGGTGACGGAGTTCGCGGAGGAGGCGTCGGCTGTTCTCGAAGCGTTCGGTGTGACCCGCGAGGAGGACGAGGATGTCTAAGCGAAAACTCCGCGGCGCGGCTCTCGGCGACGAGATCACAGCGATCGTCCGCGAGATCGTCGCCCGCCATCCTGACGCCCCGGCCCGGACACTCGCCAGGCGAGTGGTCGAAGAGAGCAACGGGGCGGTGACGCTGGAGCAGGCACGATCGCGGGTGCGATCAACGCTCGGAGTCCACGGCGCGGACGACCGTCGCCAATCCACGCAGAAACACCTACACCGGCCCATCCGGCCCGCCGGCCAGAGGATCGCCATGCCGCCCTCGCAGGCCGAGCCGTGGCTGCCATTCGATCTCGGGATTACCGGCCGCGTCGGCATACTGTCTGACATACACGTCCCGTACCACGACGAGACGGCACTGAAGGCCGCTGTCGATCACCTCCAGGCGGAGAAGGTCGACGCCCTGTTGTTGAATGGCGACTGGGCCGATTTCTACTCGATCTCGCGGCATGAGAAGAATCCGAAGCTGCGGAACTTCCGCAACGAGCTGGCTGCGGGCCGCGATCTGTTGAAGTGGCTGCGGCAGGAGTTCCCCGGCATTCGGTTCGTGGCCAAACTCGGGAATCATGAAGAGAGGTGGGCCTCGTGGCTTTGGCAGCACGCCCCCGAGATTTCCGACGACCCGATCATGGGCATCGACAATTGGTACGGGTTCAACAACCTCGGGATCGAGTTGGTCGGCGACAAACGAATCATCCTCGCCGGTGCGTTGCCGATTCTGCACGGGCACGAGAAGGGCAACGGGATCAGCTCGCCGGTGAATCAGGCCCGCGGGGCTTTCATGCGGCTTCACCACACCGTACTCGAGGGCCACGGGCACCGCACGAGCACCCACAGCGAGCCCGACATGATGGGCAGCGAGACGGTGTGTTTCAGCACCGGATGCCTCTGTGACATGCGTCCAGCCTACGCGCGGCTCAACAAATGGAACCACGGCGCTGCGGTGGTGGCGGTCCACGCCGACCGCAGTTTTGACGTTGAAAACTTTCGCATCCAGGCGGGCAAGGTGAGGCAATCGTGACAGACGCCGACCTCGTTACGATCGATCAACGCATCCAGAGGGCCGGTGCCGCCAACTGTTGGACGGGCACACTCGGCTCTCTCGCCGGCGATGCCCGGCGGCTGGTGCGGCACATTCAGGAGACGCGGCGAATGGAACAGGAATTTCCGGTCGATCACATCCTCCGCGGCGAGCGTGAGCTACGGCACCTCGTCGGCGACGAGGCTGAGCCGGAGGCGACGGTGATTGAAGAGGACGAAGCAGAAGGACCGCCGGTTGCGGTTCGGTTGCTGGAGCAAGCCACCGCGGCCGTGAAGGATCGGCACGCGGTCTACGGGCCGCCGACGGCCCATTTCGCTCGCACCGTCGGCATGGTCAACAGCCTGTTCCGCGATGTGCTCCGCCGGCCGCTGACCACGTCGGATTGGGCGCGAATCATGCTCCTCGACAAGCTCGCCCGCGACCTTGGTCCGCGGCCACACCCGGACAACGCG